CAGTTTTGGACGCTGGCAGTGAGGTCGTGGCCTTACCTGGTTTGCTTAAGCCTGTTACTTGTGGTACCCTTCATTCCTTTGGAGGTTATCGACCACAACGTTGGCGAGCGAATCGGGCTGGCTTTGGCCGCTGTGTTGGCACCCTTGCTGTGCTTCTTTTGCACCTGCGGTGCTGTTCGCCTCCATCAGGGATGGCGGAGTTACGTTACCTCGAATTGGACGCAGTCCCTCGCGTCCGAAGAGAGTCCTACGTCTCCGCTCCTAGGCAACGGTACTGTAATGCAGAGGAATACACCGATCCCAGGTTCGCGTTATATTCGCCCACCGCTAGAAGAGGTTCAGGGCAGGCTATCACTTGGCGCGACGCGAGAACGCACATCCGAACCCGACCGGATGCTCGTGTCAGGGATAGTCAGTGACGGTGCAGTTCCATTAGCTTTGGCCACGACTCAGGCCGCAGAGCTAAGTGCCGTTACGAATAGAGTCCTCGCTCCGCGTAATAACCCGGATGAGACATGCTTGAAGGCCTACCAGGAGGCGTTTGGGCGTCCGGAGTTTACGTCAGTCGAGAAAGGCGTCGATACTAGCCAGGTTGCTGTGATGAAGTGGTTGAATAAGCTGAGAGACAGCTATCCGGCCGTCTACATTACGAATCTCTTGGAGTGTTGGAAGCAGTACCAGGGCGCAACGCCCCCACCAGCTGCGACCAAGGGCTTCTTGAAGATAGAGAAATCTGGGCAAACGATCGGCGTTGATGGTGGGAAGTCTACGAAGCCGCGGCTAATCCAGCCCCCTGAGGACCTCGACAAGGTCGTAACGGGGCCGGTGGTCTGGCAGATGTATGACAGGGTACGGGACGCGTGGGATGGCGTCAAATGCGGTGTGCTCTATGCCACCGGGCGCTCGCTGGCTTACGTCGGCGAGAGGGTGCAGGCGTTTATTGACAAGTGGTCGCCGACGGGTAAAATCGTCGCGTGGTCGGTCGATATGGCGTCCTATGACTCGACGCTCGGTTTGCATATGCAGGAACCTGCGTTTGCATTCTACAAGACCCTAGGTATGCCAACTTGGATGATCGAGTGGATCATGCGAACCCGCTCGCGGGGGGTGACGCCTAATGGCGTGAAATACACCCCGACTAGAGTATGGGGGCCGTTCGGAGACGAGAAAGAGGCTGAAACGTTCGCTAATGAGTTCCGCAAGAAAAAGTTCAAGGTTTACGGCGTCCGCTTCCATAAGCACGAACAGTGTTGGTACGTTGAAATCGAGGATTACCAGATGGTGTCCGGTAGGATGGATACGAACCTGACAGACACGGTTTGTTTGGTCGCGGCGTTGTTATCGGTGATGCGCCCTGAAATACCATATCTGCTGCTTGCGTGCGGAGACGATGGTTTCTTGATGATTCGGGAGGAGGACAAGGGCGTGATCGACGACATCGCGCAACAGTGCAGGGGCCTCGGGTTGAAACCTGAGGGGGTGGTCTCGGATAGGCGATCGGATTGGGAGTTTTGCTCGAAGCTCTTCTGGTATGCCAAGGACGAGAAAGGCAACGATATCACGGTTTTGGGATCGAAACCATTTCGTGGTATCGCGCGCATGGGGGTTAACACGACGCTCCCCGGCGCCGCCAATGCGGCTGCTTCAGCTCAAGCAGTGCGTGTTGACTGTGGCCACGTACCATTCCTAGCCCCGTTCGCTGATCGCACGTACGAGTTGTGTCGTGAAAAGCGGGTTCGACCAAAAGGGAAGGTCGAATGGTCCGCCCTACGCGGGGATCGTCGCTATGCGGCGAACCCTTTGAACTACATCATCACCCAGGAGAGATACGGACTGGGTGTGGACAACGAAGATGAGTTCAAGAAATTACTGGCGGGCCTCCATAGCATTCCAATCGTAGTTGAGTACGCGCCACTCAAGGATGCTATCCGCCGAGACGAG